CTCGAAGGTCACAGTCCCAGTAGCTAGGAACGGTGTCGCATAAACAACAGCCGTAGGGTCGCCCGTAGGCAAGGCTGCGTACTGCACCCCACCACTCAATAAGACATGTCCATTTGTGGTTCCCTCCAGGCTAAAATCGGTCCCCACACCCGTGTAAAACTGGTAATGGAGGCCGTTCAGCGCTGACGGCGAATCTGGAAACTCTGTCGTTAAGTAGAGCGGTGCAGACGGATAACGCGTTAGTGCTGCTTGAGTGACACCATCAAAGGTAATGGTTCCGGTCGACTCAAGACTTACTACAGCTGTCCTGGCGATTGACGGAAATGATGGCAAGCGCTTAGGGTGGTAATCCTTAGGCATCGCCAAACACTTCGACAAGTCGGAGAGACCAGCCGTGCTCATCTTAACGCGGTCCGTAACGCGGAAATTCGACATTTTGAATTCGCTAAGTGGCTACGCAAGCAAAGAAAGATGTGATGTAAAAGATGTGCGGGGAGTGTAGGGGAGGAAAACCCCGGGATTGGCCGCGTATTTGCGTCACTTTTGCCACACTCCAGCCCGTTCAAAGAGGGGAGCTAGCAGTCGTCCTGCGCCACGCAGAACCCCACAAAGGGGAGGTCTACGATGGCGGGGACCTGCTTTAGTCCAGAGAGAATCTCCAAATCTTTGTACACGAGGGAGGGATGTGCGTCGTAGCGCCTTGCCAGCGCCTCGACTGTCTCCCGCCCCCAGTGCGGTGTGGGCTCGCTCCGTGAAGCCCAGGGTTTTACTGGATCCCGATGGTCGGTTATCGGTCCTTTTGTTAACTCCATTATCTTGACGGCACTTTCATACAAAATTGGTACGTGGCGGTGGAGAAGGTGTTGTTGCGCTACTCCACGCAGCCACGCCACTGGATGTCCGGTTGGCTCACACTGCCAATAGGCCTTGTACAGGCGTCGCCCGAGCGTTGGGCCCCACAACCACCTGTTCCCGACTCTATACGGCATCTGTCCCAGGTATGTGATCTTAGCGATATCGTGTGCGGTCTCCGACTTCACGACTAGTCCAAAACGTCTCAAATGTCGGACCACATCTATCTTCTCCACATCAAAATCACAACCCACAATCGAGTCATCACCGACGATCGAAATCCGCAGACTTCTCCTGGCTTTCTCAAGGTGATCGACCGTCAAATCCTCCAGCTCGACTCCGGACAACTCTGCTGCGAAGGCCGCACCCAGGCACAGGCCATTCAATAGTGCGTTGGCAAGGGCGGTATCGTCTCTCCCAGACGCGTTACACACCGGCGCCTGGTAGGATATCTTGACCTGCTCCTTCCTTAACTTGCACTTTCCACGCGGCTTCCGCCACACGTCAATGGCCCCCCACAACCTCGGGTGCAGCCTCCTAGGGAATACCTTCTCGTAAATGCCCTCAATCAGCGCCCAGCTCTCAGCTGAGTGCGTTGCATCGAAGGCAGAATAGTCCGCAAAGAAGAAACTCTGGAAATTCTCCACAGTCCTCAACCACTCATCTAGCTTCTCCGGGGTCGTTGATCCGTAGAAAATCCAATGACTTGGCCCCCAAATCTTCTTGAGGTGTGTGGTTAAGACTTTCAGGTAAGGGCCCGCGTCCAGGTGGGTCTCATCGTGAGGCGCCTGGATCAGCCTGGCGACATACTGCGCGTCGCGGGCCATTGGCACCCCGCCCACCACCTTGAACCACGGCAACTTCTCCTTCTTCACGAAGGCTGAGATCTTACCGTAATCGTCACTGTTTCCTCCTCTCTCCTTGCGGCGCTTCTTTACCCTAATCAGCTCGTGC